TATTAAGTAGTCTTGGATTAAAACAAAGTTGACTAATGCCGCCTTCAAAATGCATGTATTTTGTCCATTGCATATTTGAATATGTTTCGCTTTGTGGATACACACCACAATACATTTTAAATCCATAATCTTCGATCTCGTTACGTACTTCATAAAAAGTTTGATATACTTTGCCTTCGTATGTGCTACCACCTATAAGCAAAACCTTATCTACACCTGCTTTGCGCATAGCAATACAGTTTTCATGTAGTTCACTTTGGCTTTGAATATTACGTGCAGCAATGTGTGCAACTGCTTTTGCACTACCTGCTTGTTGGTTTAACTCTATTGCTGCATCTTTTACACGAGATAAATCAGTTTTAGGCAAATGTGTAATACTTACACTACTTGCTGTGTCAACTGCATACTGACTTAGTTTTTGTTTTGGGGTTTTTTCTACACTTATGTCCATATAGTAGTTATCATAAAAATAGGCCCCGTAGGGCCTATTTTAAAACTTGTTTGGTAAAAACTTAGCTGAAAGACAATGCGCCTGCTTGCTCTACTGTTTCCAAGTAGTCAGCTGCGTTACCTAGTGACGATGCGTTGTTTGATAGCTCAACATATCCGTAACGAGTCATAAATGACACTGTTGGTTCGAATGATGTTGGATCTAGTACAACACCGCTTGACATCAATGGGATGTATGGGCAGTAGAACGCTGCTGCGTCTGATTCTGATGTACCTTTGTATCCGACTAATACGTCATCATCTGCTGCATATGTGTTTACGTATACTTTCATTGCGCCATTTAATGTACCAACCATTTTTGTGTTTGTTGGTGCTTCAAATGTGCCTTCTGTTGTACGTGCAAATGCAGAAGTTGTTGCAGACTGTAGAACAGTCAACATTGCTGGAGACACAACTGCCCAGTTACCAGCACCACGTCTTGTACGCTGTGCGATTCTGTTTGCTGCGCGGTTGATTAGAACTGCTAATGCTGCATGTTCGTCACCTACGAATGTTGCTGTACCTGATACTGTTGTTTGGTTATATGTGTCAGTACCTGTACCTGCTAATGTTTTTAGAGATGAAAGAATCTCTTGGTCGATCTCAGCAGTAATCTCTTGTGCTAATGCAGCCATGATTTCTGCTTCTACGTCGATGCCGTGCTGTGACTGAGCGTCTTGAGCAGCTTCGAAGGTCCAACGTGCGCTTAACTTACGTGTTTTCGCTTCTACAGTCTGTTTCAAGATCTGAATGCTTAGTCTGTTACCTGCACTACCTTCAAGTGTTGCAGTTGAATCAGCAACACCGTTAGTGTTACCTGAATAACCTTCTGCAATTTTGAAAGGTGAAAGTGCTTCTTCACCAGCTGTTGTTGAACCACCTGATGCACCAGTGAATGAATCACTGTAACGTACACGTAGAGTGTGGATCTGACCAACTGGACCAGTCATTGGTTGAACACCAACAATCTCGTTTGCGATGACTGTTGGCATAACACGTCTGATCACTGGAAGGATCACACGGTTTAAAGTTGCGATGTTACCGGCAGATGTAGCACCAGCTGTTGCTGTCTCTGAAAGATACTTGCGAGTATTTTCTAGAGTTGATGCCATTACAGCTTTTTGGTTGCCTGAAAGGCCTTCAAGAAGTGCTGTTTTTGTATCTTGCCAGCGACTTTCTAATAGTTCTGACATTGGTTTCTCCTCTTTATAATCCAGCAAGACGTTTTAGGTCAACCACATTGTGGTCTACGTCTGCTTTGATGTCATTTTTGTTTTCTCTGTTGCCTGTTACTTCTTTTGCCTCTGCTAGTACTGCCTTCTTCTTTGCTGGAGTGTTACCGTCGATTACTGCCGGTAGATACTTGTCAAACGCCGAGCGTAGCTTTGGTGTTTGAACTGATTCCAGTAAGTCCATCATAATATCACGTTGGTCTTTGCTTAATGGCGAAACCATATCGTCGATCATTTCTTTGCGTTTCACACTTTCAGTGATCATTTTATTTTGATTTGCTTGTGCTTCTGCAAGTTTGATTGCTTTAGCCGCTGCTTCTTTAGCTTCTGATAGCTGTTGATTTTTAGTATCTACAACTTTTAGAAGTTTTGAAGTTTCACTCTTCTCGTTAAGATATGAGTGTTGATATTCATTAGCGAATGCTTCGAATAACTTACGACCAAAATCATTTTCACGTGCTGCGTCAATATCTTCTTTTAATGCTGAAATCTCTTTTGTAAGAGTTTTTGACACTGTTTCAGATACTAATGCTGCACTTTTCTTGATAAAAGTTTGTTTAACTTTATCAACATGAGCTTTGCCTTCACGTACAAGACGTACTTTTGTTTCGGCAAGATCTTTTTTATCTTCGTAAAACTCTGCAAGTTCTTTTGCAAGTGCTTCTACTACAAACTCTTCTAGAGCAACAAACTTATCTTTTGTTGCTTTTTGATCAGCGTGTAGTTCTTTGATTTCTTTTGCAAGTTGCTCAGAAACAAAGTTCTTCATTAGATTAGCATTTGAACGTTGTGCAACTGCAAACTTTGCTTTAGCTTCTGCTAATTGTTTACGGTCTTCAGCAAACTCTGCGATTTCTTCACTAAGTTTTTCTGTCATCATAGCATCAATGGCTTCAACCATTGTTGATTTATCATGCTCATACTTTTTAGCAAATTCTTCACGTAGTTCAGCTGTTACTTGCAGGCGATTTTCTTTCACCTTTGCGTTCCATGCTTCTTCTAGTTCAGTACGCACTTCTTCCGATAGTGCTGAGTTTTCGAAGAGTGATTTTAGTGCATCTAACATTTTCTATCCTCTCCTAGTTAGCGGAGTTTGTCTATTATATGTAATAGACTCTCTTTTAAATACTTTTGTGCCTGTTTGTCGCCTTGAACTTCCCTTGATGTTTGGAACGCCCTATAACCGCCTCGGCTATTCATAAGATGTTCGTATATCGGTGTTGGGTATGCGCCTGGCGCACTTGGCTGCGCCACAACGTCTACAGTGATAATCTCAAAATCTGATACTTCACCGTTACCGCTTTCGCTTACATTACCGCTACCTCTCGATGAAACACCTAGTTTAACGCTGCTTTCTAGCATTGTTTTAACTAGTTGTCCCATCGGGGTAGGTAAAACTTTTAACTTGCCATAACCGTTTGGTCCATCCATCCACATTTCTGTGATCATATGGCTTACACGATCTAAGTTAATGTTAAGTCCATCTGGATGATCTACTTCTCCTAACACTGAGTAGCCACCACTAATTTGTTCGTTGAGTGTGGTGACAGCCCTGCCAATCTCGTTAACGGGATAAACACGCTGATTTGCGTTGCGTACTCCGCCTTGAATGCAAATACCTTTCATGTAAAGATCTTTGCCTTCGTTGGCAGACTCAACAACAATTTTAGCCTGGTCGAAACTCAGATGTTCGTTAAGTAGTTTCATGCGTCAGTCCTTCAGTTTAGCCGCCAATTACTGGTTTAGTATTAGCTGCTTGCTCTGGCTTGCCCTTTTTCTCAGCGCCGTGGCCAGGTTCGTTTTTAGTGCCTGATTTAGCACTTGTACCGCCTGGAACGTTTCTGTTCCCTGCGTTATCTTCTTTAGGTGAGCTTGCGCCTGTGCCTTTTGTATCAGCTTCGCCGCCTGCTACGATATTTGATGCTGTTCCGCCCATATCGTTTTTGCCTGCTACTGGTGATGTTGCATTTGCGCCATTGTCGCCCATTGATGCTGTGACTTTATCTGTGTATTCACGCATGATTTCTGTTTGTGACTTTGCAGTTTTTGATTCTTCAACTTCTTCGTCTGTTGCTTCTTCAACTTCTTCGTCTGTTGCTTCTTCAACTTCTTCGTCTGTTGCTTCAAAGGCTTCCATTTCGTCTTCGCCTTCTTCTGAATCCATGTCCATTGGCATGTCGTCAGCTGGCTCTTCGTCTCCTGGCTCTTCGTCGCCCATCATTGCTTCAAACTCAGCTTTTAATGCTTCTAGTTCGTCTTTTAGGTCTGCAACTTCGTCAGCTAGATCTTCTTCTTCGTCGCCCATGCCCATGTCGTCGCCGCCCATGTCCATGTCTCCGCCCATATCTGGGTCTTCTACGTCACCCATCATGTCATCTACTGGGTCACCTTCTAAAGCTGGCTCGATAAACTCGTCTACTTCTTGATCAGTTGTTTCTTCTACTTCTTCATCTGTAGCTTCATCAACTTCTTCATCAGTTGCTTCGTCTAAATCTTCTTCTGATTCATCTACTTCTTCGTCTGTAGCTTCATCAACTTCTTCATCAGTTGTTTCTTCT